TTATGGTCATATTTTAGAAGAGGTAGTATTATTATTAGTTAGACTAGCCGGACATAAAGTAGAGCATGAACAGAAGAATGTAAAAGTAAAAGGAATAGAAGGACACATGGATTGTGTTATTGATGGCGAAGTAGTAGATGTTAAGACAGCATCAGGCTATGCATTTAAAAAGTTCAAGGATGGAACATTAGCTCAAGATGATACCTTCGGATACCTAGCTCAACTTGCCGGATACGAAGCAGGTCATGGTACTTCCGAGGGTGGATTCTTGGCAATGAATAAAGAAAATGGAGAACTTGCACTTTATATTCCAGAAGAACTTGACAAACCCAACATAGAGAGTAAAATAAATACAGTCAAGAAATCTTTACGCAAATCAGCACCGCCTGAACTTTGCTATCAACCTATCCCTGACGGACAATCAGGTAACATGAAGCTACCTAGAGGATGTTTTTTCTGTAGGCACAAAGTCGAATGTCATAAAGATTCAAATAACGGTAAAGGTCTTCGAGTATTTAAATATGCGAAGGGTCTTTCTTATTTAACACAAGTAGTTAAAGAACCTAAAGTAGAGGAAATTACACATGAATTCAAAAAAAGAAAAGCTCGTAAGACGACACGCAAAACAGCTAATGCTTGAATGGTTACAGAGTGTAGTACCTGACGAAGAAAAAGATAAAGTTACAATTAAAAACTTAGAAAACTATTTACCAGATCAAACTCATATCTATGCTAACAGACATCTTAGAGTCTCTGCATATACTTTACGTTGGTTTATTAAAGGTATTAAAAAAATTATTAAAGCAACTGGCAAAGAGATCACAGATATTCAAGTTCAGGAGCTCGAACGTGGCTGAATATAAAACAGCTATTATTGCTTGGGATTTAGAAGACATTGATTTGAATGAACTCATTATGGTTATTGGAAGTTTTATTTTTTCCGGACATAATATAAACGAAGTAGAAACAGAAGTGATAGATAAACTGAAAGAATTACTTGAACTAGAATCTAAAAGAAGATTGACAGGTATATCAGAAGACGACACAATACATTGAGGATAACATATGGAATATAAATTTAACGAACACATTAATATAAATGAAATAAAAAAATATGTTGATGATACTTATACACAACATTATGCTAACTCAAAATATCAAGCAACAGATATGATTATAGATGCCGGTCATGGTGAAGGTTTCTGCATAGGTAATATTATGAAATATGCTATGAGATATGGAAAGAAAGATGGCAAATCAAAAAAGGATTTATTTAAAATTATTCATTATTCTTTAATTGCATTACACCTTAATTCAGAAAGGAGTAGTAATGATTGAAGATAAGATAGGTAAAAAACCATATCTAGGAATAGTTATAAACTATGATAAAGAAAAGAAACTAGATAAGTTTAGTTTAGATACGTTAAAGGATAGATATTTTTGGGAGGAAGAGACTCATGCTCAAGAAGCTTTCGCAAGGGCTAGTGTTTTTGGTGCAACATATAAAGGAGAAACTGATTTTGATCTTGCACAGAGACTTTATGAGTACAGTTCCGATTTATGGTTTATGTTTAGTACTCCTATACTTTCTAACGGGGGAACGACTCGTGGCTTACCTATTAGCTGCTTTCTTAACTATGTACCTGACAGTAGGCGGGGTTTATCTGATCATTATGATGAAAACATTTGGCTCGCTAGTTCAGGTGGAGGCATCGGTGGATATTGGGGAAATGTTAGGAGTAATGGTATTGGTACTTCTAACCATTCTCGTTCTACTGGATCAATCCCATTCATGCATGTCGTAGATTCTCAGATGCTTGCCTTTAATCAAGGTGTTACTAGACGAGGTTCGTATGCTGCTTACATGGATATATCACATCCAGAAGTAGAAGAATTTATAAACATGAGAAAAGAATCTGGTGGAGATATAAACAGAAAGTGTTTAAATATACACAATGCAATTAATATTACTAATGAATATTTAGATGCAGTAAAGAATGATGAAGATTGGAGATTAATAGATCCTAAAAGTGGGGAAGCAGTCAAGATTATTAATGCCAGAGATTTATGGTGGCAGATGTTAAATGCAAGGGCAGAGACAGGTGAACCTTACATGATTAACATTGATACCTGTAATGAATATTTACCAAAAGAACAAAAGGATTTAGGACTTAGAGTAAATCAAAGTAACTTATGTTCAGAAATAGTATTAGCTACTAATGAAGAACGAACAGCAGTATGTTGTTTATCAAGTGTAAATTTAGAACATTTTAATACATGGAAAAAGAATGATGAATTTATTAGTGATCTAATTACTATGTTAGATAATGTGCTTGAGCATTTTATTGAAGCAATAATAGATACAAGTAAACTTGGTGGGTATAATGCAAATTTTGAGAGGTTTAAGAAATATGTTAAAGACGAAAAAGAAGGATTACTTAAAGCTGCTTATTCAGCTTATAGGGAAAGGTCGGTGGGTCTTGGAGCGATGGGCTTTCATGCTTTACTCCAAAGCGAAGGACTACCTTTCCAAGGGTTACGAGCTACTAGTATCAATAATGTCGCCTTCTCTCATATCAAAGAACAGTCTGTTGAAGCGACTAAAAGATTGGCTAATGAACGTGGCGAAGCTCCTGATATACATGGTAGCAATAAGCGTAACGCTCATCTCTTGGCTATTGCTCCTAATGCCAGTAGCTCTATTATATGTGGTGGTACTTCCCCTAGTATTGAACCATATCGTGCTAACGTATATACGCACAAAACTTTATCCGGTTCTTACCAAGTTCGGAATAGATACTTGGAAAGACTTTTAAAGAAAAAAGGATTAACTGTTGAAGAAAGAGAAAAGGCTTGGAAAGAAATGGCAATTGCTAGTGGTTCTGTTCAAGGTCTAGATATTCTTTCAGAAGAAGAAAAAGAAATATTTAAAACTGCTACAGAGATTAATCAAATCTATTTAGTAGAACATGCACACATGAGACAGCAGTATGTATGTCAAAGTCAAAGTGTTAATTTATTTTTCACTATGCCTAAAGCTACAGAGTCTCAATCAGTTCATGATGAATATTTACAGTACGTCAATGATGTACATTGGTACGCAATGAATAAACTAAAGTCATTATATTATTTTAGATCGGATGCTGCTCGTAGTGCTGAGAATGTAAATGTAAAAGTACAAAGAGTTAAGCTTGAAGATGTAGAATGTTTAAGTTGTGAAGGATAATAATATGGAAGATAAATTTGATAATATGTATGAAGGAAGATTTGATGCACTTCAAAAGAAGTATGAAGCAGAAGTAGCAATAGCTAAATCAGAGTTAGACACTTACTTTTCATTAGGTATGGGAGTAGCAGAGCATCCCCACATTATAGAGTCTATGGATTTACTATTAGAAAAAATGTCTAATGCTCAAGAAAAGTTAGATTTACTTTTAAAGGAATTCTAATATGACCGAAGAAAAATTTAGCCAATTTTGTAGGAGGATGTGGTTAGATCATTGTGATGAAAATAAAACACCATATTCTGTAACTTACACAGAAGAAGAATACAAAAGAAAATTTAACAAGTGGTTACTGGCTCAATATGCTAGTTATAAAAACGGAGAATAATTAATGAGCTTACTAAGCAATAGAGACTATTATAAACCTTTCGATCATCCTTGGATGTTTGATAAATATGTAGAACAAAATCAAATGCATTGGCTGCCAGAGTCTGTACCCTTACATACAGATGTGAAGGACTGGCAAGAACTAACTGATGAAGAAAAGAATTTATTAACACAAATATTTAGATTGTTTACGCAATCAGATGTAGATGTTGGTTCAGGATATATCGATAAGTATATGAGAATATTCAAGAAACCAGAAGCTAGGATGATGATGTGTTCTTTTGCAAACATGGAATCAATACATCAACATGCGTATAGTTTATTATTAGATACAGTCGGTATGCCAGAAACAGAATATAAAGCTTTTGCTGCTTATGAAGAAATGGCAGACAAACATGATTACATAAAAGATTTTAAACCTACACGTAGAGATAAACAGGCTATCGCTAAAACATTAGCAGTTTATTCCGGGTTTACAGAAGGCTTACAGCTTTTTAGTAGCTTTGCAATCTTGTTAAACTTCCCAAGATTTGGCAGGATGAAAGGTATGGGGCAGATTGTAACGTACTCTATACGTGACGAGTCATTACATGTAGAAGCTATGACTAAATTATTTAGAGAGTTCATACAAGAGAACATTGATATATGGACTGATGATTTTAAAAAAGAACTTTACAATATTTGTAGAGAGATGGTTGAGTTAGAAGATAAGTTTCTTGATCTGGTATTTGAGATGGGAGATTTACAAGGACTCACAAAGAAAGATATGTATGCATACAATAGATACATAGCTGATAGACGGTTATTACAACTTGGATTAAAAACAAACTTTGATCAGAAAGATAACCCTCTTCCGTGGTTAGATGAAGTACTTGGAGTTGAGCACCAGAACTTCTTTGAGGGGCGAGCAACTGCCTATATGAAAGCAGGACTAAGAGGAAAGCAAGACAAAGTTGCATTTGCGGAGATATAAAATGAAAGCACAGGAAGCGAATATATTATCCTTCCACATACTTTTTGATAGCAAAGGTCGCTTGGTTACGGAAACAAGTGGCTTACCTTTAAAAGATGCTAAGAAGATATTTAAAGGTTATGACTTAAAAATAGTAGAGACAGTAATTAGAGAATCAAGACAGAAGATATTAGATATACATAATCAATTAGAATCTGAACTTGATGCTTTGAATGCTAAAATTAATTAACGGAGAAAAATATGGAATGGTTTGAAAATAAAACTACACAACTTATAGCTTTAGTTAGTATCGTAGCTACCCTTGCAGGGTTTGGTTATACTGGTGCTACTTATGTGAATAGATTAGAAAATCTTGAAGCAGCCATAGGTGGGATTAGTGATACTGAATCAGCACAGCAAGCAATTGAAGAAAGATTTGCAGCTATAGAAACATCAGTAGAGTATATAAATAAAAGTATTGACGAAGGTATTAATCCTTCTTTAAAAAATATAGCTGAAACATCTAATCAACTGAGTCAGGATATTGTTGCTATAGACTCTCAAATAAGATTTATACAAGATGAGATTGATAATATCTTAGATGATAATAAAAATCCTTTAGCAAACTAATATAAATTTGGTTGTAGACTTTGTAGCTCTGTAAGCTTATCAATGCTTACACTAGCAAGACCGTAGAAAGCTTGGGTGTTATCATCAATGGTAGCACCTGTATATATAGCCCTTGGTTCGTACCAAGTATCTTGCTGTGGTATTTGAGCATCTCGATAGCTATCAAATCCTACAACGTATCCTAAGTATGCAACTAAGGTAGACTCGTCACTGTACTGTCCGGTTTCTTCTTGTTCAGTTTCTGCTTGTTCTTGTTGTTGTGCTATATTCTGTGAAACTATTTGATCAGCAATTTGATCAGCTTCACTTACTGTCATGACTCCTGAGATTGCAGTATCTATTTCACCTTGCATATCTTGGACCTGAACATCTGCCATTGCAACTTGTGGAGTACCATCAAGGTCCGGCATAATATTTATTGTGACTGTAGATGCACTCGAAGACACCTCCATATCTGAGCTCATTGATAAAACTTGTTGAGTTTGAACAGATGCTGAAACAATTTGATCAGACATACTAGGAGAGCTTGTTGTACTCACTCCACCGGTTGATGAAATAGAAGCTCCAGAAGAGCTACTTACACTGTTTGTAACTGAGGCTACTGATGCAGTTCGATTCGTTGCTCTCGTGCCACCTATGGAGCTAGAAACACTATTCCTTGCGGTCTGCATAGTACTAGCTACAACATCCAATGCAGATACTCTTATTGAGCTCCTTTCTTCGTTGATTTCTTCTTCGTGTTCTGCGATAAGTTCTTCGATTTCTTCTTCGGACTCACCTTCTTCTTCGGCTTCGGCAAGAAGTTCTTCACGACTTTCTGTAATCTCGATGATTTCATCAGCTTCTGCCAACTGTTCCATTTCTTCTTCAAACCATTCTTCAAGTTCTTCCAAGTCTTCAAAAGATTCTCGTTCACGCTCTTCATTATTTCTATGTTCATGTTCTATTTCTTCTCTTATTATTGTTTCAAACTCATACAAAGTTATAAGTTCATCTGTTGGTAGGATATTTAAAAATGGTAAAGGTTCATCAAGTCTTTCAAAGACTAAGTATTCTTCTTCGATTGCAGGAAGTTCTTCAAAGTGTTCTTCTATAAACAACTCTTCAAAGATTGGTTCTTCAAAAAATATTATTTCTTCTTCGTGAGGCATATCAAACATATGTAGAAGAGGTTCACCATGATCTTGCATTGGTCCAATAACTACATAATCATTTACCGGCTCTTCGTACCATTCTTCTTCAAACAAGAATTCATCGTGGTGTTGATGATGTTCTTCTTCATACCCATAATCAAACTCTTCCTCTACAAAGTACGCTACTGATTCTCGTTGCCTATATCCGGCACAGAACGGAGCATACTGTGGGTCTTCATCACACTGCTGATCATCATAAGCTTCCCAATAACTAGGACAAGCAGTATCGTATAAAGGATTAAGACCACATTGCTGATTTAAATACGCTGCTGCATAGCCAGAACAACTAGCATCATTCAAAGGATTACTACAATCAATAGCATTTCCAGAACCTAAACCATATAAACTACCACCATTTTCTAGCAATGTATTACTTGACGAGTTATTCCAGTCTACACTAACACACGTACCTGCTACGTTTGTTGTACCTGTATTGCATTCATCATGAAAAAGATACTGATAGTATTGTGAAGTACTACCTTGTTCACCTATAAGTACATCATGTTGTATAATATCTAGCTCACCATATCTATACTCAAAGGTATTATTGTTCCATAATACAACTTCAAAACTATTATCTGATCCGCTTCTATTATATTCTCTTAGGTTATACCAACCAAATACAGCTTTGTCATTAAAGTTCTTAGCAAGCATTTTAGAATTACTATCTCTAATTAAATCTGTCCAGAAGGGGAATAGTGTATTAGTGTACTGAGGCAGTGGGTCAGGTGTATAGTCACCACAATAATTATTGTAGTTGATATTGCCTGTACCTTC